ACTATCCCGCATGCGATAGAGCGTACTGGTATCTACGCCAAGCATCTTTACTGCGCGATGCCTTGGTTGCCAGCTACTAGCCATTAGTTTTAATCATGTACATATCTAAAATAGTTCCAGATACAGAAAAGTCAAGCTGTGTGCAGAGGATGTTAACAGAGTCTTCAACAGGTTGAAGTTTTATGATATTTACCTGACATAGGATGGATTAACGGCTAGAACAACATGTTCAAAACGGAGAACGAACCGCTCGCACTCCTACTTGAACTCCGACCGAAACAAGCGAAAAAACGTTTTAGAGATGAAATATACAAAGCCTGGAACTATAAATGTGGATATTGTGGAAACGAGGCAACCAGCCTGGACCATATTATCCCAAAATTTAAATCGGGTTCTTCCAACCGAAATAATTTAATTCCTTGTTGTCGTACATGCAATACTAATAAAGCTTCAAGCCCAATGGAAGAATGGTACAGACAACAAGAATTCTTTTCCCAAAAAAAATTAGATGCTGTTCATGAATGGACAAAAGGAGATAAAATAGTATTTACTTCTGATATGAGCCAGCTAAGGCTAGGTGTTGCATAAATGGCTACATATACAAGCAAAGGATGGAAAGCAACAAATTTAAAATACAACGGAAGAAGCTCAAGTAATAATCCATATACAGCAGGTGAGTTTTCAGAAGCTATACCTACAAGATCAGCAAACCGTAAAACGGATGCAAAGACTAATCGTCCAGAAGAAACATCAACACAAATTTATGTAAAAATTAGAAATGGAAGAGTAGTAGATCTTAAAAATGATGGCAAAGATTATCAAGGAGATGAATGGAAAGCATTTACTATAAGGCAACCGAATGACTATGATGGTTACGGGTTAAAGCAGTTTGCAGAAAATAGAAACTTTGAATGGACTGATAAATATTTAAATGAGGCACGTGGTTTTGGCGACCGAATAAAAACTGAGCGAGAAAATAACATCAAAGATAATGAGACAGCTAGAAGAACAAATGATGCGAATAGAATTTTAAATGAAACAGACCAAGCTTATAACGAAACAGTCCCTGCGTTACGTCAAGAAAAAGCAGATGAATTTAATGCAAAAGGTGATAAGCAAGTAACAAAAGTAAATTCCATAAACCAATGGAGTTCTTCTGCTGTTAAATGGGCGAAGGCTAGTCCGACTGGTCGCTATGTTGGTAATCGTTCTCAAATAAATTCAAATGCTTCTGGAGGCCAAGGTGAGTTCTTAACTTCATTAGTTAATGATGGTTATATTACAAATAAGGAAAAAAAGGATCTTTTAGGTACTTTAACAACTTCTTATAAGACCTACTACGGCAGCACAAGGGTAACAGCCTGGAATTACGAAGCACAAGGAATCAATCCCCCTGTAGGGGGCTTTGATAGTAAGTATTACATAAACCAAAATGAAGGCAACAGTAATTTAGAAAAAAAATGGAATAATGCTGTAAAAAACGATGACCTTGATATTCTTGTTCGTTATGAAAACAAAGGTAATTTTGCATGGAATGATTACAGTACAGTAGGAAAATCAGCTGGTTATAGAGGTAATAAAGAAAAACCAACAGCACAAACAGATGCTTATAGAGAAGATTTTCAAAAGAATTTTTCAGATGCTGATAGACAATTAATTCGTGATAACCAGCTAGGCCTTACGGGTGAAAGGATATCAGATGGCAAACCTATTCGCACTGTTAACTGGGACGACGGAGTAGGTGGCGATTTAGAAGTAATTATTGGCGGCAGTATTGCACAAAGAGAATTAACAGAACAAGATAAGTTTAAAGGCCTTGGTCTTGACATGGCAACTGATGCAATTAATGAATTAAATAAAGCAAGAGCAAGAGAAAGAGAATTAGATATATACAAAGGTTTACCAGGATTTAGTGAAATATTTAATATGAATGCGACACTTTCAAACTCTATCCTGGGTGACTCAGGTGTAGGCGGAATCCTAGGAACGATGGGTGTTAATACATCCCAATTAGAAGAAAGTTTTGAAGATCAAATAGGGGCGGTTACAGGCGTAAACTTCAATAGCTCAGAATACAACTGGCAAAAATGGTTTAACGATACTTTAATTAAAGATATAGAGAGTAAAAGTGAAGTACTAGGTTTTGGTGTTGATTACAATAAAGATACAGGAGAGGTAAAAATCGGAGACGAACGTACAACTGTTTATGAACTAGAAGAAGATTTTAAAAAGAACTTTATCGATAACTATGTAACGCCACGTTTTGATCAATCAAAATCTATGGATGAATTTATTAGTTACATTGACACTATTGATAAAGAAACAGAACAAAATATTTTTCAAACACAAACAGCAGTAAATGCACTGCGTGATGTCGCAGCATTACGTGCAGAAGAGTTTTATGCAGGACTAGAAGGAAAAGTAGGAGATAGTTATCAAAAATCTTTTAATCCTGAATTTTATTTTAATCCTGGGAATTCCGCTAAGTATGGAACTGTAAATGATGCCAAAAAATTAGATTATGCAAATCAGAAAAAAGAAGTTGCTGCTGACTGGAAAAAAGCAAAAGCAAATCCTAATTCCATCGCTTACGCATTGACTAAAAAGGAAGCTAAGGACTTTGGTTTAACGGGGTCAAGAACTGGAGTAACCTGGGCAGAGCTTGCTTATTATTATGGTCTAGATTTAAAAGATAAAAATTCTTTTGCCAAGTTACATTACGACAAAATAGGACGAAGCAAAAATTTTGACCCTGCACGTGATGTAGTAACAGACAGTGATGTAAAAAGTTTTATTAGCAATAACGTTTTATCTGCAGTAGATGATTCACGTGATAAGTTTGGTGATTCACCTTTCCTTGCTTTTGTTACACCTGAAGAATTTGCAAATGAAATACTTGAAGGTATTGATCCCTTAGAAAATAAAGATGAATGGAAAGAATTGCTTGAGCTATATGGACTAGATGAAAGCGCAACATTAAATGAAGTAAAGGAATATATTCTTGAATCCGTTAGGACAGGTGCAGCAAAAGATATAAGAGAAGGTATTAAATATTTAAACCAAAAAAGTAAAAAGCCTACGCAAAAAGAGTTAGGCGTCACATACATCGAAAGAGACGAAGACGCAAATCCTGAAGAAGATCCTGATGCTGATGCCTTATACAAAACATTTAAAAATGCTGGTTTTGGTGGTACGCAAGAAGAATTTTATGAAACGTTTTTGCCAGATATGGATAGAAATGATCTTAATATGATCACCCAAGGTCTTGAGGGGCTTCAACTTAAAGATGCTGACATGAGTGATCCATTCACCGCCTTAGGTTCTGTTCAAGGCTTCCTAGGTGACGACGGTAGTGATCTATTTGGATCGTCAGACGAAGATAAAGATAAAGAAGAAGACAAAGAACCTAGTTATTTTGATTTATTTGCTGATGAAAAAAATTATGATAACGATTACGCAAGCGATTCAGGAAGAGAGTTGATTACAGATTTTACAAGTTTCTTTAAGTAAAATAAACAAAAGGATCTTATCCAAATGTCAGACAAGCCTAAGAGAGCAGCGAAGGCTGCCAAGCTGCATAAAGATAAGATGAAATGCAATAAGCCACAAAAAACACCAGGGCATAAAACTAAGTCCCACGTCGTAAAAGCTTGCGAAAACGGTAAAGAAAAGATAATCCGTTTTGGCCAGCAGGGCGTGAAGGGAGCCGGTAAAAATCCCCAGACAGACAAAGAGCGAGCACGTAAGAAGTCATATTACGCAAGACACAATGCACAGGATAGCAAGCCATCTAAAATGAGTGCCAGGTATTGGAGTCATAAGGTCAAATGGTAACTTATGACTCATGTAGACATTAAAGTTTCAGTAGAAGGAGTACGTACTCTTTACCAAGCAGTCAATGATGCACTGGAATACTGGCCTGGATCACCAGCCAGACCAGCAGAGGAGCAAGAAAATTATAGACAAATGAAATTATTTTTGTTTAGTATAGTTTGTGAAGCTAATTATGACTTATGAATACCGCTGGCTCTTATGTTCAAGCAAAGCCTAAGAAAACACGTCAAGGTCAAGGCAAGCATTCAAAGCCTTCTCATCGCCGTAAACAGTTACGAGGGCAAGGAAAGTAATATATAGTTAAAGGGATTCTCTTTCAGCGTTCAATGTACCCCTATAAGACTGCGTTGAACATCATTAAAACCTTTGAGGGCTTTAATGAAAAAGCATACCCAGACCCTGGGTCTGGAGGAGAACCCTACACGATTGGCCATGGAACACAGTTCTACCCTGATGGTACTGCTGTTAAGCAAGGACATATGTGTACCAAGAAGAAAGCTCTTGAGTATGTTCTCAAAGACATCAATATCATTGCGCATGAACTCAAAGCTTTAAACATGGGTCTATACCCATCCAGCCTGGAAGCATTGATTTCTTTTATCCATTCCATTGGATGGGAAGCTTTTTTGTACAGTGAAATTATTGACCAATTAGACAGCAACGATTACAAGGCAGTAACTGAATCCATCAACCAATGGGTCTTTGATAAAAACCACCAGGTGATAGGAGGTTTACTGGATAGACGCAGACAAGAAGTCAGGCTATTTCTGCAAGATATAGAGATGAACCCATGGCCTTCAGACATGATTCTACTAAAGGCTTTTAGAAATTATTCTGCAGCACCTCACCAGGTACGTGCTATTCGGGAATTAGAAAGCGCAGTCAGCCCTTACGTTTTAAGTGAGTTCGCAAATGCCTTTTGCGTGACAGATACAATAGATGAAATGGAAGACGAAGAGCTAAGAGACATCTTTAGTTCTTGGAGTTAGAATTATTCCAACAAGGTCTGAAGAATGGAAGATTTCACATCGTTGAAAGAAATGGATCTGCCTTTACACTTACAGCTTTCTATGCGTAAAGCCGAGTTGGCAGCGCAAGAGATGACATGGGACCAGCTGCAGATTGCTCTTTTGAATCTGTACCACCAACGAATGCTTGAGCTGCAAGCAATTAAGGACATGCTCCAGGCTGAAGACGTTGAAATTGAATTTGATATCCCCACAGATCTAGAGCTTACTCAGCTTGCTATCAGCATGATGAGTCAAGAGATGGACGACGAAGAGGATGATGAACAGCCAATTTTTGGTTAAATTGTCATGCTATCAACTGAATACAGGCTACGCCTAGAGTACATTTGCAAGCGCATTGCAAATCAAGAAGAGGTAAAACTCACCGATATGATCTGGGCTGAGAAGCTAGGCAAAGCTAATCGTTCAGCAGGTGAGATGATGCGCAAAGCAAGGCGAAAAGCAAATAAACCAGAAATGGAAGAAGGTAGTCTTGACAGCTTTATGAATGCAATGGATCTAGGTGATCCAGACCCAAGCAATCATCGGACTAAGTTCAATGGTCCAGATGATATTGCAAATTGGTTTAGTCAAGAAAAAACTGATGATTGGCGTCAACGCGATTAAGGCCACCCAGTAGGAGCTACAATTCCTGGGTGCAAAAAGTTTTGTCCACATCGACGACGAAGATTATTTAAAACTTTTCTTTTATCTTCTGTCTTAAGGACAGGAGTATGGATTATCTCCCAAGCAACCTCCGCACACAGCTTTGCAGGCAATGGCGGAGGAGTGTAGTGTGCACCTACCACAAGCCAGGAATCAATTGACCTGTGGTCGCATACGCACCGATAGCAGCAATGATTCCAAGCATTGCGAACCTACCGTTTAAACGTTCTGCTTTTGTGTTGTGGTCTTCGGTCACTTTAATTACCTCCATTGTGGGTTCTTTAGCAAAGACGTTTGTTTGTCCATGCTCGTTAGTTGTTACCGTCATAGTTTTTCATGATCTTGTTTATTCTATATCTACAAGACGCGTGAGATACCATTGCGCTTTTTGTAATGACTGAACCCCTCCTTTATATTTTTCTCTCCACAAATATTTGGCGACGTTACCTTTTAAGTACCCTCTATATTCTTCTGGCGTTAGCTGCGCTTCAATTGCTTCAATGCATTCAATATTGCCATCAGTGTAGTGTGCAGGATGATTGACAAGATCTTCTTTTATATCATCTCCGCTTGTATCTGTTGCCCAAGGGACAGGACAAACACCCCCCGGACAATCAGAAAACTCCATAATCACATCGCTAGATTCTGAAGAACCGCTCCCGACCGGTTCAAACCAGTCTGTAGTTTGCGTTGCTGGTTCATCGCTACTTCCTGCTCCTCTGGTGACAGCTGACCCATGTCTACTATCAGCTGCCTTGGCTGAGGTTCCGCTCCGTGCATCATTCCGGTTTCTGCGCTTGGAATCGTTCCCGTTACTCCGCATCTGGGCTGTGCTCTTGGATCAATACTTAGGTTAATACGATCGCTCATATTTTGCTGCGTTGCAGCAAGACCAGTATTGTATTGGTCATACAAAGGAACATCATTAGCCTCATTATCCAAAGGCTGACCAAAACTATCAAGAGTCAACATACGATCTTTTAACGTATCATTCGTTCCCATGAATTCATTGAGGAAACTCATTACACTATGCCCTGGTTTAAGTCAACTATAATTCTATTATGGCTTATTCAAAGAATTATGACCGCAGTTTAGATGCGGGATCTTCTGGTGGAGAGGTTAATGACCTTAACCCACAAAGGGCTTATGACGTAGATATTCGTCGATTAGATGAGGATGAGAGAGAGATCGCGAAGGCTGCGGACACTCGCAACGTAGGGAAGCAAAATCGTGTTGAAAAGTTTCTGCGAGCAAAGCGATCTGCAGGTAAGTTTTCTCAGAAGAGAAAATTCGACGGTCCATGGACGAACAGAGAAGGACAAGTCCCTGCTTTTACCGAAGGTGATCAGTTTGGCAGGGCCGGTTCAACGAACTATGCAGATAAACCACAAGCGTCAACCAGTAGCTTTTTCTAAGCCTTAGCTAATATTACTTCCAGCGGCTGGTTCTGATATTTTCCTTTGCGTTCTAAATAGCTCACTTCACAGGGCTCACCCTGGTAGAACAAGAGCTGGCAAATACCTTCGTTGGCGTAAATTCTATTGAACAAAGGAGTGCAATTACTAATCTCCAAAGTCAAATGCCCTTCCCAACCAGCCTCCGCAGGAGTAATGTTAGCCATAATGCCAGCCCTGGCATAAGTACTTTTGCCTACAGCCACCACCGTAACGTCCCTGGGTAGAGCCAGGCGTTCAATAGCAACGCCAAGGCAGTAGCCGTAAGGAGGCAAGATAAAATACTTTCCGCGCTCGTCTTCATGAAGTGCAGTCTCCTTTAAGATTTCAGGATCGAAGTTCTTAGCATCGCACATTCCGTGCTGAACGCCACCAAACAAAAGGCACTGACTGGGAGATAACCGGATATCGTAACCATAAGAGCTAAGTCCGTAACTAAGTACAGGTACATCTTTTTCTTTGGTCACAAGACGATCCTGAAAGGGTTCAATCATCCCCTTCTTTGCAAATTCACGGATCTCTTTATCGCTTAGAACGCTCATCTGACTATGTCTGTTCAGATAATCTACACCAGCACTCTACCTTTTTCAGAGTAAATATCGACAAAATTTTCAGTTGCTTCAGCGATATTGTCTGGTGGACCTAAGTAGACAATCATAGAAACCCCAGTAGACTTTGGCTCCACTTTGTCATCAGCATAATAGTGACGCAATAAAGAAGGTCTTTGCTTCATGATGCACACTGGATGATCAAAGATGTCCTGGCTGTACATCACCATATCCACATAATTGGTAAGATAAACAGCTTGCTCTACTTCACGAGCCAACCATTTACGCTTTAAAGTTCTCCACCAGAGAGAATGCCCTGATGTAAGAGTGGG